ATGACGTAACTGAACTCCTGTCTCGCATGTCTATGCCAGACGACGAGTGGGAGAAATATCAATCGGCTCAATCTGACAAAAAGATAGGAGATGAAAAATGAGTTGGAGTGGTTTTGGAGACTTAGACCTTTCAAAGGTTGAGGAGAGCGAAGGCTCCCGTCGTCTGGACACAGGTAATTACACAGTAAAATGCACATCGGCGAAGGTCGAAAGCATCGGCGACAGCGCAAACAAACGCGTGGTCGCAGACTTCGAAGACGTCGATGGTGCGGGTGACATTCGAATGAACTTCAATGTCCACCATTCAAATGCGCAAGCTGTTGAGATCGGCTTGCGTCAGTTGAAGTCATTTCTGGTTGCGGGGGGCCACCCAAACCCTGACAAACCAGATGATGTTTCCACTTTGGTAGGTCTGAAGTGTCAGGTCTACATTGGCTTGGGCAAACCATGGCAAGACAGAGATGGAAACCAACGTCAGCAGACGGAGATTAAGAGCTTCAAACCGCTCGCTTCAGATAATGAAGGAAGCTCCGACAAGTCCTCTAAACCCACTAAGATGGACGACGAAATCCCGTTCTAATGACATATTGAGGGGGGCTTTGCCCCCCTCAACCTAACAAGAATAGGGCAAAGCAGTGCAGGTAAAGACAGCAGAAGAAGTCGTTTTCGCCATTGACGAAGGGTACGACAATGCCAAACGAGAAGAAAGAGCCAGAGAGTATATCGGCGCGTCCATCATCGGAAACGCATGCGACGCCGCAATCGCGTACAACTTACGCGGATTTCCTAATGTGGAGCCAGACCCTCGCCTCAAGCGAATATTCCAGTTGGGCCACATCCTCGAAGACGAAGTCGTAAAAGACCTCAAGAAGAAAGCAGACATCCGCGTCTGGGAAGTAGACGGCTTAACAAACAGACAGCATACATACGAAGCATGGGGCGGACACATCGTCTGTCATATGGATGGCCACGTCGAGCTTGACGATGGCATCGTGCGCGTCTTGGAAATTAAATCCATGAACGATGCGAGCTTCAATAAGTTTAAGAAAAATGGGGTGAAGTCATCTCACCCACAGTATTTCGGGCAGGTCCAAATGATGATGGGCATGTCCGATATGACGCAGACCTTGTTCATCGCCATCAATAAGAACAACTGCGAATACCATGCGGAGCTAGTAGACTATGACGAATTTGAATTTGCACACATCAAGGAACGCATCGAACGTGTTGTCCTTGGAAAAGCCAGAAAGATCAGCGACGACGGGACTGATTGGAGATGTCGCGGATGCTTCAAGCGTGGCGTATGTTGGGAAGGCATGGACATTCCAGTACGATGCGGAACATGCCGCTTTTCTTCAGCCCATCCTAGTGGAGCGTGGCATTGCGACAAGCATGACAAAGAAGCCAATGGCCCTTGTGCAGACTATGAAACATACGAGCCATTGCCGAAGGAATAACCGCATGAAGTTTACGGATATTTTGGAAGAATTTACGAAGCTATCACAGAAACGATCTAGTATTCTGAAGCACGTCAACGATATGGAAGACGAAGTGACCAGCATCTCCGAGCGGATCGAGGAACTGCAAGACGCAAGACCTCGCAATTCGGACGAGATTGCAAAGGCGCGAGACAAACGTAAGCGGGTGCGTGCAGATATTTCAAACAGGAAGCATGATGTGCGTCTTGTCGAGGCGGACATTGATGCGCTGAAGATGCGGTTCAAATGGCTTGTCGACTACGAGGTGCGTGACGATGAAGAGGGATGAAATCCTAGAGAAGGCGAACGAGTATATCAATGGCCAACGCGCTCAAGACTATGGCGACGCACATGAAAACTTCGAGCGCATTGCGGAAGGGTGGAACATTATCCTTAAATCTGCGCTTACGTCTCACGGATACCTCACAGCACAGCACGTTGCTCTGATGCTTGACTGGATGAAGACGTCAAGACTTTTGAACTCTCTGGGCCATGAGGATAGTTGGATCGACAAATGTGGATACAGCGCCCTCGGTGGTGAGTTCGTAAGTAACGAGGCAGAACGTCAGTCCCGCCTCGATGAAATATTAAAGAAACGCTAGTACCACTCATCGACATCAAAACAGGGGCAAGCCTTTGACGCATAGTCGTTGTGGCCTGTCACCTTTGTGATGGTCTTGTGGTCTTTCTTTAGGTCTTCGATCAGTTCACGCAGTGCTTTCTCCTGCTCTTCCGTGAAGTTGTCGAGGAAGCTGTCGTCTGAGCAGCCGCCACGACCACCGACCAAGCTAACGCCAATCGTATTTTTGTTATGTCCTGCGACGTGCGCACCTGAACGCGAGACAGGGCGACCAGTTGCGACCTCCCCATTACGATGTACGATAAAATGGTAGCCAATGTCGCTCCATTTACGTTCTTGCGTGTGCCATCTGCGGATTTCTTGCGCAACATCTTGCGCACTCTTGTCTGCATACCAGCTTGGGTTTGTGGCTGTGCAGTGAATTACGATCTCATCAATGTGTCTCATCGCTGCTTACTCCTAGTATATTGAATGTGAGATTTGGGTGAGATGGATAGGTCACGATTTGCTCGCCTTCTGGGCATGCGTACTTAATCTGGCCAAGAAGAGTTGCCTCTCCAATCGCCACCTTTTCTGCGTGCATCTCAGGGAGGTAGACGCGGTATCCAAATAGGTCGACGTTCTCGCTTGCTGGCCCACTAAACTTCGCTACTGATGGGGTCAGTGGGTGTACGATATACTCGCTGTCGCGAAGTTCCACGCGGAAGCCAGTGACTTCACAGTCGTCGCGTAGCTTTTGCCGTGCGACGACGACCTTGAAACCTTCGTCGATCCAGCCATCGAAGATGTTGAACTGCTCTGGGTGCCATTCGAGTACAGGACGGTCGAACCAATCCCACCCGAACTTGCCAGACAATGTAGCTCCACCAGATATTGCAGCGATGAGCGCACCCACCGCAGCAATTATGTTCTTGATGTCGCCAAAGTCAGGCATTACTTCGCAACCCCCTTGCTTTTCTCGAAGCTGCGAAGACCGCCAAGACCCAGCATGCCAAGCAAGACGGTCATCAAGCTGTTCATGTCAAACTCTGGGAAGTCGACCGTCTGTCCGAACGCCGTCGCTACGACGGCGATTGTCGGGAAGATCACGAAGTGTGCGCCCATTGCGGCAGCGCAAAGCCATCCGCATGCAGGTCGCCAACCAGCGACCCAGACGGATCGGTGTTGAGCTTCTTGTTTGTTTACGTCGATCTGAGCCATGGCGGCTTCGTGCGCGTGACGCTCCGCCATGGTTGCTATTTCGTGGGCGAGTTGCGCCCTTTGGTCTTTGTCCTCAATGAACTTGTCCAACAAGCCAGTTACAGGACCGATGAGTGCTTGTAGCATCAGTTGCTCCTTTGCTCCTTATTCCCAACCGCTACTCCAGCTTGATTGCCATGGGTTGCGCTTGCGTCTGCCGCTGTCTGGCTCACCTGCCAGAGTATCGACAATTCCTTCGCGTGCGGCTCTGATGCCGCCAACGACAGGAATGCGTGTGGCCATCTCTCGGACGGCTGACCGTTCTTTTGCGTTGCTGTTGTCGCCACCAATCACTGCGTCTTTGCCGCCAGCAGCCACATCGACCGCTGACATAAACGCACCGAATGATGGACCCGCTACTGTGGAGGCGATGCGGATTTTACCGTATGCACCGTTGTCCACCTGAGTGACTGCGCTGTGCATGACGTCCCCGATAAGACCGAGGCCACCCATCATCATCATCCCTTCGACATACCAGCCAAGGAAGTCTTGCTCGTTGCCGTGGACCTTCTCGTCGTAGCCAAGAACCTTCAGGATGTTGCGGCGCCGTAGCTCTGGACTACGCTCGTCGTCGCCACCACGCATCTGGATGATGTCTTTCGCAGCCAGCGCACCCATACCGAATGCAGGGCCAAGTGTTGCGAAGTATGCCAGAGGCTTTACGTTGCCCTTCATGGCTTCATCCACGACGTGTCCGCCAAGACGCGTCATCATTAGTGGGAATGACTTCAGTTGGAACAGCATCGAACCCCAAGGCGTTTGCGCCCATAGTGGGATGTCGTTCGGGTTCGGCTGGAAGATCGCTTCGTCTGCGAACTTAATCATTGCCTGACCAAGTGCAGGATCACCAGCCATCAACTTGCGGTCGCCAAGACTGATGTCTTTCTTCACACCGCTCGGCAAGTAATCGCCCAGTCCATAGCCATTCAAGAAGCGTGCTGCTGTCTTGTACTGAACAGGCTGCTCGCCGATTGGAAGCCCGTCTTTGTAATGCTTGCGAGCCTTACGCTGCATGGTCTTCATCGCTTCGTAGCCAGTAGCACCTGCGATCTGACGGTTCATGTCAGTCCAAGGCGTTAGCATTGTTGCGTTGAAGAATGCGTTGGTCAGCTTTCCATCGACCGCACCATACATGTGAACCATGCGCTCGTGGACGATGTTCTCCATTGCGACGCCAGTATCGTGAATGAACTGCGCGTATTCTGGGTCAGACTTCCACTTGTGTACGCCCTTCGCCCAGTCAGAGAATGAGCCAGAGCGGATGATTGGTAGCACCAAGTCACCCAAAGACGTCAGAGTTGTGAAGCCAAGTAGAGTGACGCTGTTGAAGCTGCGCATTGCGCGGCTGAAGTTCATCATGCCGCGAGAGCCAGTGCCTGTCTGAGGCTTCTTCATTGCGACGCGCATCGAGTTCTCCATGAACTCAAAGTCGCTTGGCTTCCAGTTTACCTTCTGACCTTTGAAGTCAGTCAGTGCGCCGATGATTGCGTCTGAGCGGCGCTTGTAAGCCAGAGCGATGTTGCCGTCTGGGTCACGAGGCGCAACTGTTTCGAGCATCTTGCGTGCCGCACCTTCACCTTGCTCGGCATGGGTGCGCATCAAGTCGTCGACGAAGCGTCCAGCGTCTGCGTCTTTGCCTTCGAATGGCATACGAACGACGTCTGATAGCTGCGCGTATTCTGGGTATCCTGTCTCGCTGATTGCTCGGATGTCCTTGCGGAAGTCCTTCGCTGTTGTCAGCAGGCGGATGATCCCTTCTCGACCTGCATCTGCGGCCAGAATGTAGTCGTAGAACGCGTGGCTATTGATGCCCATTTGCTCCGCATGGTTGATGCGACGCGATGAACCTTCGAAGTATTTAACCAGCAATGCTTCGAGATCGTCCTCAAGGAACTTCTCTAGGCTGTCCATTGCGGCAGGATACTTCTCTAGTTCGATGACACGGCTGAAGTCTACGTTGTCAAACTTCGGATTGCGCGAGCCACCTTGGATCGGAATGAAGACGCCATCTGCCCCATCTTCAGCCAAAGTCTCAAACAATCCATTCGCAAAATCAGCAGCCTGTTCGTCAGTATAATCGAGAACACCATGCGCCGTTTTTTCCATGCGGAAGTAGTCAGCCATTGAGGCAAGAAACTCTTGCTTGTTGTCACGAATTTTCTCCTTGTTCCAAACTTGTGGCAGGTAGTTCGGGCCACGGTCTCCGACGTACATACCTTTGGCGATCATCTCATCGCGCTCGGCAGACAGTGCGTTACGGATTTGGTTCCAGACCTTACGCTCCTGCTCGTTGAGGTTTTTGACGTAACGGGTTTCGTTTCCGTCTTTGTCGTAGCCACGACGCAGCGCCTTCACGATACGCTGGTATGACTTCGGTTGTTGCTGCCCGACGTTGCCAGATGCAGCACGCGCCCATGCGCGGACCTTGCCGTCAGCGTCTGGCAGCGCACGAAGCTGGTGGTGGATCGGGAAGTATTTAGATGCAAACTTCTGATGCAAGGATGGGAAGTTGTTTTTATACCACTTCGCCACCCAGTTTGCGCCAAGATCAGACATGCGAGTTGACTGCGACTGTAACCACCAGAACGGTGACGTCTTGCGCATCGCTTGTTCTTCTTTGACGTCTAGCTTGCGACCTCGGATCATCGACATGATTGCCGATGTCATTGGCGAACTCACGCCGTCACCTTCCATCACCTCGCCCAGTGAGGCAGGGTTGATGTCAGATGTCTTGTCGATGGCGCGGTTCATAATCGCTTCAGTGACAGAGCCAGCAGTGCCGCGAGGCATAGCCTCAGAGGCACGGTAGAATAGACGGTCGTCGAAATCGTCAAACTCGTCGGCATCCACATGCTTGACGTTGGATGTGTCGAACACAGTCAGAGCTTCATACTCAGTCATCGACGCTTCGTAGAAGTCGCCGTTCGGCATCTGCTCTGTACCCTGAATGCCAAGGCTGTTGCGGTGTGTAGAGCGAATGCCGTCGTAGCCATTGTCGTCAAGGACTTCGTTCAGCATGCGCTGACCTTCTTCCTTGCTGAAGCCACTGTCGGTGTAGAGTTGAACGATACGCTGATACATTTCCTCGCCGTCTAATCGACGTGAAGACGCGTCACGAGAAAAGCTGTCCAGAGCAGTCGGTCTGAAGATTTGCATCATGTCGCCATGGTCGATGAATATCTTAGCCATTGGCGATGGGATGCCAGCTTGGTTCGGCTGGTAGATTGTTCTGGTGCGGAAGTCCGCAGGGTTCATCACACGCACGAATGTCGGGATAACCATTGGCTCGACCAGAAGACCGCGCTCGATCAGGTACTCGTTAAGTTCCTGTTCCTCGTCAACGAAGTAGTCGATGCGCTCTTTGATAAGGTCGCGCTTCGCTTTCTCTTGGTTGAACTGCGTGAACTCAGAGTATTTACGACGTGCTTTCGATAGAGCCAGACGTGTGTTGATGAGGTCACGAGCAGCGTCAACCATGTAGACAGATGTCTCTTCGTCGATCTTGCCTTCCTCAACCAGTCTGTTGATCTGACCTAGCAAGTTCTCGTAAGTCGGCTTGCGAGAGTATACCTCAGACGCGACGGCAGCAGAGCGAGTTAGATAAACCCCTGGACCCTTTTGTCCGCGAGATGATCCCGCCAAGACGACGTCTGGGTTAGTGTTTCGCTTGAACGCCCAGCCATTCGGAGTTCCGTGATAGAACTCTAAGAAGCTGCCGCTTTCTCCGTCGTAGCTCATACCTTCACCGACGAAGTTTCGTATCTTCGCCAGACGTGCAGATGGGCTGGTCGCAATGTGGTCAGCCACAGCATCCGCTGCGTATGAAGAATGCACGCCCTTCTTGCGACGGATCGTTGTGGCCAGTGGCGGAGTTGCGTCTGACTGGAACATGTCGCCGAACAAGAACAAACGGCGATACTGCTGCTTGATGTCGTTGCGGCCAACCATGCCGTTTAAGACGTAGGCGATGTACTCAATCATCTTGTCCATCGCACGGCTGAATGAGTTGCGCATGCGAAGGTTGCCGATGTTGCCATCAAGTGCTGCTTCGAGGATGTCGCCCTTGGCTACACGCTCCGCCATGTAGTAAGCCAAACCTTCTGAGAACCATTCTTCTGCGAGCAGATCGTCTAGGTTTTCAGTGCGACCACCGTACTTGCCAGCATATGCGTTCTGAATACGCTTCTTGGTGGTGTCGTTTGCCAGTGTGTAGGCTTCGCGGATCGCTGCGATCTCGTCGTCTGCCAGTACACCAGAGCGAACCATGACATGGCCAATCTCGTGCATGATGTCGAATGGGTTTGTCTTGCCTTTGTTCAGGCCAATCGACATGCGGCGTAGGTCACTGCGCAGCTTTTGGAACTCAGGTGCGCGGAAGTCTGCAAATGCAGCGTTGCCCACTGTGTTCGGGTCAGTGTTTGCCAGACGTGCAAGGTCTGCGGACGTCATCACATTGGCTTCACCGAGCGTCTTGCGCGAGGTTTTGCCCATCAGGTTCAGCATCCGATATGCCATGGTGCGGGCTGTGTACTGAATTTCTGGGTCGCGGTGCGTGATGTAACCTAGCAATTCGCGTACAGATGCACGCGCTGCGGGCGGCACACCATCGCTTGATGCCAGACCGACGTTGTCGTCGATCTCTGTCTGAAGAATTTCGCGCTTCAGAATGCGAGGCTGAATGATTTGCAAGCCTTCTTTTCTGCGACGTTTGTTGATCTGGCGACGCATCATCTCGGTGATCGCCATGTTTG